CAGACCTGGAGAAGGCTAAACGCCTCGAGCGTGAAGTAGATGCTATAATATCAGAAGAGGTAAAAATTCAAAAGAGTAACCAAGGAGAAATTTTCTAATATGGAGAACAAACAGACTTATTCACAGAAACTAAAGGACCCTCGCTGGCAGCGTGTGCGCTTGCAAATATTACAACGTGATGACTTCACCTGTAAAAAATGTGGTGATAAAAACAATACACTTCACGTTCATCACAAATATTACGATTTTGGTAAAGACCCTTGGGACTATAAGACAGAGGTTTTAGTTACCCTGTGCGAAGGTTGTCATTCTGAAGAGGAAGAGGCTAAGGGTAACAAGCAGGAAATAATCCGCGCTTTTTTGGAAGCCGGCCATTTCAACACTGAGCTTGACCACCTAGCTGCATTACTTCAGGGCGCCATCAATTTTTTAGGGACGAGCCTTTTTCATGATGTTATTACTGACCTGGCTATAAGAGGAGAAATCAACGAAATATTATTAACAGCCATTGCAGCAATACCAAAACCGACAAAAGGGGAAAACAAAGAACCTACGGAAGATTTAGAGTTTTAGTTTATGAACAACCAGGACGAGTTAGTAGCCTATATAAAAATAAGCAGATCTCTGTTCAAGCATTTTTTGTGGAACGAAAAGAGAGCCTTTAGCCGCTTTGAGGCGTGGCTGGACTTAATTCGAAAAGCATCCTTCAGTGAAGAAGTAACGGAAATGATTAAGGGTAAAATAATCAGTAAAAACAAAGGACAAATAATAGCAAGCGTCCGTTACTTAATGGAAGCCTGGGGATGGAGCAACTCAAAAGTCTCAGACTTTCTCGAATTATTGCGTAGCCAACAAATGATCTCAATTGAAAAGCAAAATGGCATCTCTGTTATCACACTCACAAACTATGAAAAGCACAGCGGAAAAAACTTACAAAAAAGACGCAAAGGAGACGGCTCAGTTGACGAAGAATCATATGGTTATATTAATGAAGAAGACAATGAAAAGACGCAAAAGGCGACATTGAAGCGACAGTCAGGCGACGGGGAAACGACAAATATAATAAAGGATAATAAAGAAGAAGGAATTAGGAAAAGGAATAATCTTTCTGCTTCTATCGAAGCAGACCGGGTGAAGGATAAAGGACTGAAAAAGAAATATACGGAGTTGTGTGAATCATTTGCGAATAAGGATACTATTTCAATTTGGTCAGACCTTAAAAACTTCATTGAAGAAAATAAACCTCAATTCCCAGAGCCATATATTGACACGTGGAACATTTTTGCTATCAGGTATAAACTGATTGACCGCCAAATAGAGCTTACCGCGGACCGTCGTCAAAAGTTACGGACAAGGCTTGCAGAATCTTCTTTTGATTTTTTCGGAATTCTCAGTGCAATAAGGGAAAGACCGGCAATGAGAGGAGAAAATTCCAGTGGGTGGAAGGTTGATTTCAATTATCTAATTCGCTCAGAAAAAACTTATTCAGAAATTTTGGAGGGAAAATTTAAATGAGAGATTCAAAATACGATAGAACTAAATTAAACAAAGCACAGCTGAGCAAGATTGACCTAAGCACCGCGGTTTATGGTAAGGTTCCGCCACAAGCCAAGGAGCTCGAAGAGGCAGTACTGGGAGGGGTTATGCTGGAAAAAAACGTTTTTGATATTGTGGCCGAAATACTTCGCCCGGAATGTTTTTACATGGATGCCCATCAGCGGATTTTTAAAGCCATGCAAGAGCTGCAGCAGAAGAATAGTCCAATTGATTTACTCACCCTGGTTGAACATTTGAAGTTTAAAGAAGAATTGGAAACTATTGGCGGTCCATATTTCCTTGCCCGCCTTACAAATTCAGTCGTATCAAGCGCTAATATCGAGGCGCATTGCCGGATTGTTTTACAAAAGTTCATGGCCCGGGAGCTCATCCGGATTGGAAGTATGGCGGTCAATGAAGGCTATGAAGACTCGAGTGATGTTTTTGATTCAATCGGCATGGTTGAAAAGGAAATGTCCGTCCTTACCACTGGGGGCCACGTGAAAAGCTACAGCGATATTTCTTCTGTTGTTGTCAGCAGGTTATCAAGAATTGCGGAATTGCGTAAACAAGACCGTCACGTGACCGGAGTTCATACGGGTTATGCAGAACTTGACCGCGTAACCCACGGCTGGCAGCCTACTGATTTGATTATTCTTGCCGCAAGGCCTTCAGTGGGTAAAACAGCTTTTGCGCTTAATTTGGCACGCAATGCAGCGACTCATTTTCAATACAAGGTTCCGGTTGGTTTCTTTTCGCTGGAGATGAGTACTGGCCAGCTGGTAGATAGAATCATTTCTGCAGACGGTGAATTACTACTGGACCATATTACGAACGGGCAACTGGCAAATGATGAAATGGTAAAACTGGATGAGGCTTCAAACCGTATCAGCGAAATGAAAATTTATATTGATGATACAGCCGCGGTAAATGTTTTCCAGTTAAGAAGCAAGGCCAGGCGCATGAAACGCAAGCATAAAATTGGGCTCATTATCGTGGATTATATCCAGCTGATGAGTGGCATGGAAGACCGTAAAACCAACAACCGCGAACAGGAGATATCAACCATTTCCCGGCAGTTGAAAATACTCGCTAAAGAGCTGGAGATACCTATTATAGCACTCAGTCAACTGAGCCGTAAGGTCGAGGATAGGAAAGGAGGAAAGATCCCGCAGCTGAGTGACTTGCGCGAATCGGGCGCTATTGAGCAGGATGCTGATATGGTAATGTTTCTCTACCGTGAGGAGGATTCAAACGAAATGGGCGAAAGTAATAAGGGCCTCACCCATTTGAAAATAGCCAAGCATAGAAACGGCACACTGGAAACGATTGACTTTGAGGCAAGGCTATGGTTTCAAAAATTTATTCCTTATGAACATACCCAGGGACCGGCAGAAAAGAAGACCGGCAGTTGGAAACCAGTCTCTGATTTATTTGACAAGAATAGTGATTTGAAATTTTAAAAAATAACCAATGATTACAAAACTCAAACCCACCATGTCAACCGTAGTAGATGCCGTTCTCAGTCACAAAGGTATGGCTTTGCATGAAATACAACTCAATACTCGGAAGAGGCCTGTGGTTTACGTAAGACAATTGACCATGTATATGCTAACCATGTATACAAACATGAACCAAAGGAAAATTTCAGAGTTATTCAACAAGGACCATACGACAGTGATTCATTCTGTACAGACTATTAATGACCTATTGTGTTATGATGAGGGGGTTAAGAATGATGTGGCAGCAATTAAAATACTGATAGGGGAATGAAAAAGCCAGTTATCCGAATAGAAGACTTCCGCAACACAGCAGCTGCCAGGCTCAACAAGCACCTATTTGAAGAGCCGTCGCCTGCCCCGCAGGAAGAAAAGAAGAAAGGCAAATTCGGCAACAATATCACTTATGTTGACGGTATTCCTTTCGATTCACAGAAAGAAGCAAAGCGTTACCGGGTTTTACGCAAGGCCCTGAAGGAAGGAAAAATTAGTTTTCTGGCTAGGCAGGTCCAGTTCGAGCTAAATGCACCGGGCACCCATAGCTTAATCTATGAGGCTGACTTCACCTATACCACTGCTGATGGAAAACAAATCGTGGAAGACAGTAAAGGCCACAGAACCCGGGAATATTTAAAGAAAAAGCGCTTGATGAAAAAAGTGCATGGCATTGAAATACTTGAAACATGACCTATAAATACCTGGGTGACCGCTTCACTGACGAAAAATATAAAGGGCAACTATGTCAAGCAGTTCGCCGGCCAGATGGGAAATGTATCCGTGGAAGGAACGGGAGCATGCTGGTTGAATTTGCAGGCGGTATAAAAGTGAACGTGATTGGCAGATTGCTAAGAAAAATAAAACCATGATTGTAGCCCTACTGATAGATGGTATTGAAGTAAAAGAATTCTGGTGGCCAGATGTAAAGTTCGGTTGTGATGCAGCTCACCACGAGAATTTGCGGAGACACATAAACGGTGCAGTAAAATACTGCGAAGCAACAATCCAGCACCTGGTCAATCCAGCCAGGTGTACATGGTGCGTAAAAATTAACAGTAGAGGAAAAGCAAAAACGATAAAAATTAACGATAATGAATGCAATAGTAAACTTCAGGTTGTGCACACTCACCGATAAAGAGCTACTGGATAAAGTTGACAGCATGACTGATGAGATGTATAAAACAGGAAAAATACATTATGGCCAAATACCAGCAAGGCCAAATGAAGACTATGATTTATTGGTCGGAGAGTTGGTCAAAAGGTTTTATTTGCTTACTCAGGAAAAGGAATAGTGCATAAAGTGTTAACAACATTTACCACGTTCAGCGGAAACGCTGTGTTCATATCGTTCAGAATATTCTGTACATTTGGTTTATGGCAGCTCCAAAGGGAAATCAATTCTGGAAACTACGTTCTGAACACGGTCGCGAATATCTTTTCGCAAATCACAATGAATTATGGAAAGCCGCTGAAGAATATTTTAACTGGATTGATGGTCATCCTTGGCACAAGAATGAGGTAAACAGGACCGCGGAAGAAAGAACAGACCGCATAATAAAAGTTCCGATAGCCAGACCATATACATTATCAGGCCTTTGTGCATATCTCGATGCCTCAGAAAAGTATTGGTATTCATTTAAGAAGCGCGATTTATCGGAAGATTTTATATACATCGTACAGCGGATAGAGAATATTATCATCACGCAGCAGTTCGAAGGAGCTGCTGTTGGTGCTTTTAATGCGAATATAATTGCCAGAAAACTGGGACTGGGTGAGAAAGTTGATGCAACGCTCGCCAATCCAACCGGACCAACAGACGAGGCGCAACCATTCCGTATCACACTCAACTTGTAACCAGTGACCCGGAACCAGATTATAGAAAAGCTTTATACCGGGAAGAATTTCAATGATTGCATTGGCAAGATGGAGCCCGACCACTTGCGGGAAGATTTAAAGATGGAGGTGATTGCCATTGTTTGTGAGATACCAGAAGAAAAGATAATCGGGCTGGCGGAAAGAAAGGAGCTTGACTTTTTTGTGGTGAAGATTATTCTGAACCAAATAAAATCCAACTCGTCACCATTTGCCAAGAAGTACCGGCAACATTTGGTAGAGTATAATGGCCTCCATGTTAATGGAGAATGGGAAAACAGTAAACAAGGCAGGGAATTTACAAAAGATGAGATAACCTTCTTCACTAAAAGATCTCAGGCAATTGAAGCAGATTTTAATATAGACATCGAAGAGCGCGAATTGCGGGAGTTGGTTGAGGATATGGCCCTCGAAGAAATAGACCGGGAATACTGGTACAACAAGGGCCTTATTCATCTATATCTCAAACATGGAAACTACCGTGCAATCCAGGCCGAAACAGGAATTCCTTATATCAGCGCTTATAAGACCATTCAAAAATCATTTAAAAACATCAAACAAAAAGTAGGTAAATGAAAATTACATCATCTATAATCCAATGGGCCATTGTTATAGCGGTTACTTATTTCATCCTTATGGGGTTCAGCTTCCGGCCCCATGTTCCTGTTTTCCCTGTAGTGCCAGGTTACTTGGTGGTTCCGTTCGCGCTGAGCCTAGCATTTATATGGGTGGAGGTTTTGAAGTTGGGATCAGTGAAGCCTTTCACCTGCGTTAAATGTTTATCCGCGTGGTTTGCGCTGATATTGTCGCTGGTCTTTCACCAGGTGGCGTTTTGTTTTTTCCATATGGCATTGGGGCTATTCGCCGGCTCCATGTATTCAGCAGTAAAAATGAGATTTCTATAAAAACAATTTTATGAAAGTACAAAGCAGACAGGTTAAAAATGGCAAGGGGGAAACTATTGTCATCCCGATTTTAGATGTTCGTAATAGCGAAGAAGAGCGTCGGGCCGCTGAGCAACGGGTAAAAGTGAGCAACGGCAATCATAGTAAATACATACCCGCAAAGTGGGGCTATGGGCCAAACGGACCGAAAAAATATTGATATGAATGTGCCGCAAGCAAAAACACATATCCGAATTCCGGGCAGGCCGGCAGGTTGTCAGTCTGGCAAGAAGGACAAAATTGCCTGTCACCATGTTCAGGATATATCTCTGCAGATGCGGCAGCTATCATGTAACAACAATGACCGTGGAGGAATATAAAGCAACTTTTAAAAAGCAGGGACCGGCTTAGCGGTCCGAATTAAATACTATGAGCTGGTCAATAACATTAATCGGAAAGCCGGAAAACATTGTCGCTGCCCTCAAAGAACAAAGCGAAAAATTATCGGGTATGTCTAAAACAGAATTTGATGACGCGTTGCCACATCTTGTCGGCTTGGTAGAGCAGAATTTCAATACTACCACTACTGTCGGACCTGTTATTAACTTAACAGCGTCAGGCCATGGGTATGACAATTACCGTCAGTGCACTGTTTCAATTCAACCGCTGGCTGGAAATTTAGTTTAATTACAAAGGCGGTGTCAAAGCCGCCATTATTTTAAATCATGCGCATAATCGCTTTTGTACATAAAGACTCTGGCCCTTGCTTCCACCGAATCATTATGCCACTCATGCTCATGGATGGCCCGGATGTCTTCATCACCAACAACCTACTGGAAGAACACTTTGAAAAAGGATGCGACCTATTTATCTATAACAGGGTGCTGCCGATAGAGCAAATGCCGAAGATCCACGAACTGCAAAAAAAACATGGCTTTAAAATCTGCGTGGATATTGATGATTACTGGCTGCTCGATGAGCACCATATTCTTTACCGGGATTACCTGCGTGAGGGTTTTGCGGCCCACCAGATACAGCACCTGAAAGATGCGGATGTTGTTCTCACCACTCACGAACGGCTGGCAGAAGAGGTCCGCTGGTTCAATACCAATGTGCACGTATGTCCTAATGCCATACCGCATTTAGGACAGTATGATATCGAAAGAGAGCCTTACTATTTAACGCGGCTATTCTGGCAAGGGAGTATCACTCACCAGGAAGATATAAACCTGCTGGGCGTTCCATCTTACCGGCTCAATACAATCTCACCCAAAATAAAGATGGTCATGGCTGGGTATTGCGAAGAAGATACCTGGTATAAAATGGCGAAGACCTACACGGCGAACCTCAAACACCAGTACAAGTTAATCCCGGCGCTGCCTATCACCAGCTATTACGAGGCATACAAAGACGCAGATATCTGTCTGGTACCGCTAGTTAACTCAATGTTCAATCGGATGAAGAGCAACCTGAAAGTATTGGAAGCCGCGAACCTGGGATTGCCGGTGGTGGCATCGGACGTCCACCCTTATAAGGAAATGCCATTGCTCTATTGTAAGAACAGTTCAGACTGGATAAACCACATTACCCGGCTGGTTAAAAGTAAGAAGCGGCAGAAAGAGGCAGGGCAAGAGTTGCAGGAGTTCTGCCAGGAGCATTACAATTTCCATAAGATTAATAATGCCCGCAGAGAGATACTGGAATATGCGGCATCAAAAATAGGAATATGAAATACGTATATAAAGTTATCGGAATTGAGGATGCTATGAATGAAAGCCAGTGTATACTGTTTGAAAAAATATTGAATTTCTATGGTGATAAAGGGTGGGAGTTAATACAATATTCAGAGACACTTTTTTATTTCAAAAAAGAACTTTTAGAACTCAAATTAGGGTTAGGATTTGACAATTTAAATCCAATGGATAAATCATGAAACCAGAAAACCGTGCATTCCTTGAAGCTAACCGCCATCACCACACCACGCTTGTAAGAGCGCAGTATATGCGCCATCTGAGTTCAAATGAACGGGAAGGCATGCAGCGGATAATGCGGGAAGAGTTTAATCCCAATTACACTTCAGACCTCTGGTGCCCACCCTGCGTAGCGGATATGGTGACATTGCTTTACCGGTTGTACGATGAATACCTGCAGAACAATCCTGACCCGGTTACCAACCCCATCATTCCGGCGCCCATCAAAGAAGTGCATGTGACGTTCCCTTCTCATAAACACAAAAACCGTTTCAGAAAATGACAGTGCCGATTACAATAGGACTGGAATTTAAGTCTCAGCATTTCACCCAAACGGCAAGGGTATCGGCTATCCGTGAAACAGAAGTGGACCTTATTCTTATCTCATCTGAAGGACATGGCCAAGAGCTAAAGGGTTGCAGCCTGGTTCATGTAAAGAATATGTTCGAACATGGCGTCTACTATGTACCCGAAAAAGCAAACGAAATTTCAATGATATCTATATGAACTTTAAACATTCTGGTGCAACCGGCGATATAATATTCAGTCTTCCAACAATCAAGGCTATGGGTGGTGGGACACTTTATATTCATCCATATGATGAAAGCCGCGCAATCAGTATTGCACAGCTTATCCGTAAACAACCATATATCGAAAATGTGTTTATAACATCCAATCCACCTGGCGACTGCGTTAACCTGGATAAATTCCGTGAATATGCCGGTCATCATAGTAACCTAATTACCGCGCATTTAACGGCACAGGGATTAAAGGATGAAAGCTGGCGGGACGGTTGGTTAACAATTCCAGAGCTTGATGGTCCGCCATTTTCCCTTACCAATTATTCTGTAATAAATCGCACTACAAATTATGCAGACCCCAATTTCGACTGGAAAACAGAGGTTGATTATTTACTGGGTTTTTCAAGTGACTGCTATTTCATTGGATATGAAAGTGAGTACAAATGGTTTCAGGCTCTTTTTAAAACAAAGGCAAAATTTCTGCAATCTGACTTTATGCATGCAGCCTACCTGATTAAATACGCCAATATATTTACGGGTTGCTATTCAGCCATGAGTACCATTGCTATGGGGCTGGGCATTAATTACCGGATTGAACAAGCGCCCGGTCATACTTGCAGCAGCCTGCTGATGCCTCGCGAAATCATTATTAACCTGGCAACATGGAAACCTTAAAAAAGATAATGGGAATTATTATTCTAAGTATTGCATGGCTAACAGTCCCTTTCACTATTCCTTACGCTTACATAATGTGGATAAGGCAAAGCAAGAAGGGCGAACGGTGCAAGCGGGAGTTGGCATTGTATTTTGTTTTATTGGCAGCAAATTTAAAATGTAACCGATGGATACTGTAGGTAGTTTGATTGACAAGCTGGTGATTGTGAATCTCAAAATATTCAAGGCAGAGGATATTAAGCGCGAGCCAGGAGCCACCGATAAAACCATTGCCGATGCCACCCGGGCAACCAATGGGCTCAATCAGCAGCGCAACGATTTGATAAACGAAATAAACGAACGGCTGGGCGATAAAACCAATTCAATAAAGCTTTATGGTAGAACTACTTAATCTCGGAGAGATATATGTGAGCGATTTTCTAAAACCAGGCGAAGAACCTGGAATTAAGCATGAGCTGAAACTCGTGCTGGATGAAAAAATAGGAGCTCCACGCCTTGAAACAACCGCTCCGCTGAGCAGTATGTTTGGTAAATACTGGTACCGGTCAGGAACGAATGAGACAATGAAGGCGGCGCTGAAGGACGTGGTGGATAGTATTTTACCGCATGTAAATTCAAACTATGGCCAGGGATGGTTTGATATCGCAGGAAATGACGGAACACTACTATCGTTTGTTCCGGATAATTTTATTCGCTTTAATATCGACCCTTGCGAAAAAAGCATCTATAGTCAGTCGCAAAGTCATGCAATTGTTTTTAATGATTACTTTAAAAAGGAACTGGTAAACGGTATGCAGGCTGCGGTTATCACCACCATTGCAATGTTTTATGATATCGAGGATTACAGCACTTTTGTTAAAGACGTATACGAAGTACTGGCTGAGGGTGGAATATGGGTTTTGCAGCTCAGCTATACGCCATTGATGATTCAGCAGCTTGCATTTGACAATATTCTTTCAGAGCATGTTTACTACCATAGCTTGTCATCTATGAAGAAGGTGCTAGAGCCTAACGGGTTTGAGATAGTGGATTGTACACTCAATGATGTGAATGGTGGTTCATTCAGAATATTTGTGAAGAAAAAAGGACAGCCATTTGCCACTCAGCAATACCAGGATGTGTGCAAATTCCGTATGGATTCATTGCTGCGCATGGAAAATGAGATGCGGCTTGATAGTGTAATAACCTGGGCAGAATTTGATAACAGACTTCAAATACTGAAATATGATATCACAACAACCATCGCCCGCCTTGTGCAGGATGGCAAAACAATAATGGCATACGGAGCCAGTACAAAGGGTAACACGCTCCTTCAGTACTTTGGTCTGGATAATACGCTAATCACAGCAATAGCCGAAAAGCAAGAATGTAAAGTTGGTCTGAGAACTATTGGAACTGACATCCCGATTATATCTGAACGGGAAATGCGGAGATTAAAGCCGGATTATCTGCTAATACTTCCGTGGCATTTTATTGATGAGTTTGTGAAACGGGAAGCTGATTACCTAAACGATGGCGGAAAATTCATTGTGCCGCTGCCCAAATTAAAAATCATAGAACGATAGTCTATGGTTAGAGAAATA